TCGCTTGAGCGACGTTATGGGGATCGACGCCAAGAGCCTTGGCGGTAGAGGGAAGCATCTGCATCAGCCCCACCGCGCCTTGGGGTGAGACTGCCGATGGGTTGCCCGAGCTTTCGACCTGAGCCGTCGCCGCGAGAATGCCGGGAGGAAGCCCGTAACGCTGCTCGGTCGAGCTGAAGAGATCGCTCAGCCCGCTCATTGGGCGAACTGGGTGAAATCAACACCCATCCCTTTTAGCGTGCGATAGTTCTGCAGCCATTGCTGACGCTGCGCTGGAGGAGCCTTAGCGAGCGCAGCCGCGCCGCCTGCCGCATAAGCGGTGAACAGCCGAGGATCGTTGACCTTACGCCATGCAGTTTCAAAGTCGGAGTTGGTGTCTGGGCCGTGCGTTCGCATCCAATTGTTGGCTGCAGTGGCCTTTGCCATTTTCTCGTATTCGAGACCGATGACCGTGGGAATGACGGTCTTGAGTGCGTTCGCGGGCATTTTCTGCGTTGGCGAAGCGTTAGCCAGCATCCCGAGACGCGCATCCGAACCATTCAGGCCAACGTCCTGAGCCGACTGCGCGATGTATCGAGCGGCGTCCTTGTTGAACACAAACGCATTTTCGTTGGTCAGGAAGGTAAGGCCGTGCTCTTCGCCAAGATGCTGTAGTCTTTGCGCAGTCGGGCCGGTCGGAACGCCATTCGCAACAAGGCTTTCCATTTCCCGCAATGACTGCACCCGCTGCGGCGAGGATCGCGCATTCTCTTGGGTTTGCATGAACCCTTGAGCGGATTGGGAGCCCATGGTGTTGTAGGCGGCTGTCTGGCCGAGACCGGGACCGGACGGTAAAGCGTTTCCTGGTCCGTAGTAATGCCCGTTGAGAGTGCCTCCGGTGACAGCACTTTTGGACTGCCAGACTGGCTGGCCGTTCTGGAAGCCGGGAAGCACATCAAACGGAGCCTTCGCGCCTGCCTGAGCGCCAGCAACCGCCCCAGCCTGATTGGCCTGGATCGCCGCAACGGTTGGATCTTCGGTCCATCTGCCGGTCGGCTCACCGTTCGGACCCATGACAGGCATTGCGCCCGGAGCTGGCGCGGTCGGATTATATTCGCGGTGGCCGTCTGCGTAGATTGTCCAGCCACCCGGACGACCGCTGATTGGAGCGATGTAGCCGGCCTTCTGTGCCTGCTGCTGGAGCATGGCCGCGCCCTGGTAGTCGCCCTGGGCCGCCAACTGCTTGGCGTGAGCCATCAGGACTTCCGTGTCGGTCGGGGCAGCGCCCTTCGCCCGAGCGTCGATGAGTTGCTTTGTGTATTCGTCCTGATTCATCAGGTACATGCCCATGTCCTGACTGGGGTTGCCCGTCAGGCTCATGGATGCGCCCCCCTGCGGCTGTTGAGGGGGTTGAGCGGCAGGCGGCGGCGAGGCGGCTTGCGGGGGCGCTGGAACGGCCTGACCTTGAGCAGTGGCGGCAATGCTAGGCGACACTGACATGTCCAGCGGGCTCTGAGGCTGCGCGGGGGCTTGCTGTGGCGCGTTCTGAGGCGCGGATGGTGCCGGAGTAGCGGAAGCTGCTGGCGGCGCTCCTTGGGCCGTTTGCGGGCCTCCACCGAACAGCCGCGACAATCCGGCAGCATAAGCCTGGTTTGCACCCTTCATGTCGGCATAGCCGCGCTTTGCCGCACTGGCCGACGCAAGCCCTTCCAGTGCTCGGGCAAGACCCTGCGTCCACGACACCGCGCCGCCGTTTCCGGGCGTGTCGGCCATCGCCTGCTGACGAAGCGCGTCCGCGAGCTGAAGTCGCCGCTGCGCTTGCAGCATCTGCGTCTGATAGTCTGGCGCTACCAGAACCGATGGATCGAGGCCGCCAACTGCCGCCATTACCGAACCACCGAATAATCGACCATCAGGTAGCCCGATGGGTGAACGACAACCGCGTCAGGCTGCTTGGCCAAAGCCTCCTGAGCCATGACTCCGATGTGGCGGACCTTGCTCCAGAGATACTCGAACTCGTAGAGTGCGAGGCCGCCGATCGTGCGACCGATGCGGACAATGTTTCGCTTCAATCGAGCGTCGGAGAAAACTGCCGGATTGGAAGCGACGGCTCCCGCAATGCCGAACAGCCCGTTCATGAAATTATTCGAATTGGCGACGTTGGCGTTGTAGGCGTTCCAGACATTGCCGCTTACGTTCGTGGGCTGGACCGATGAAGTCGGCACCTGACTGAAGGTCGGCATCTGCACCTGAGACTGCGACCGCAAGGCGTTGAGCTCGTTGAGCGGAAGCGTTTGGAGCTGCGTCTGCTCGGTTAGCCCCTGCGAGCGAGACTGATTGCCGAACGAAGCGTTCTGGAGCGCCTGCGCATATTGCTGGGCCTGCGCATCGTTGGCGAACTGGCCTTGGGTGTTGGTCTCGCCAACGGCCTCCTGCCGAGCGCCGAGCTGCTGTCCGAACAGCTGGTTCTGAAGCGCATCCCCGGCACCGACCGCCGAATAGTTCGCCTGATTGTAGGCGTCCGTCTTATTGCGCTGGAACTCGTCCTGAGCGCGCTGATAGGCTTCCGAGCCCTGAACGACACCCTGGTTCGCAAGCTTGGCGTCCAGATCGTTCTGGGCGTTCTGCCACTGTGGATCGAGGCGTGAAGTCGCCTGATTGTAAACCGCGTCCTGAGCCTGCTTGATCGCATCGGCGGTGTTGGTGTTAACGGCGGGAGCGCCGGAATAATCGACGCCGGTCTGCACATTGCCGTAGCCGTTCGGCGCCCCAGACAGACCCGGCAATCCGCTCGTATCGATCTGGCCTGTTAGCGCCCCGCCGGCCTTGTCGGTCAGGTTGAAGCCAAGCCCGGAGAGCGCTGCATCCTGCTTCAGCTGATTGTTGAGGTCGGTCTGAGCATCGGGCGTCAGGGTGACGGTTTGCGATGCTCCCGGGCCAGTTCCGCTCCACACGCTGGAACCCAGCGGCGTATATTGGTTGACCCGGTTTAGGCTCGCCTCATAGGCCGCCGTCTGCTGATTGCTCTGCGTCTGCGCATTCGAGACTGCATATGGATCAGGGGTCGCGGGGGCCTTGCTCACAGGCTGATCCCGCCGATGCTGATCTTGTCGGGAGCTTTCAGGGTCCAGAGCCAGACGAAGGCGACCATCAGATAGCGGCGGATCGGACCCGTACCGCCAGCCCTTAGAACCTCGCTAAAGACGCGGGTGCATTCCGAATGGCTCGCATCCTTGTGCAGCAGCCAATCGTGAAGCACCGCGGCGCGGGCGGAATGTCCCGCCTGAGGGATGATCCAGCGCGCGAAGAACGGGATCGAGGCTAGGTCGGTCGTGTAGCCCTGGTCGACGGTGATCGAGCCATAGCCGTCGACAATTGCCGTGAACGCCTCATGGAGCGTGAACAGGCCAAGGCCGCTACGCTCCGAGTTCAGGACTTCGACGATGAGAGGGGCGGAAATGTCGGTCACTCAGCCGTTCCTTTGGTCTGGAACGGTGAGGCCGGTGGCCGCCGCTATGTGGGTGGAACCTTATGCCGGTTCGTGAGTTGCCGCAACGTCGGGCGGCATTCATGCTAACCTTTGTCGAGCATCCATGCCGGTGCTTCGCTCCTCAAAAGCCCGAGCAAAACGCAATCCTCGCCCGGTCCCCATCCTTCGCGGATCAGCCCCTCACGCTTGAACCCGATGCCTTCGTTGAACTTGATCGCCCGATGGTTCTTCGCATGAATCCGTGTCGTCACCCGGTGGCAATCCAGCTGCACGAACGGCCATGCCATCATGCGCCGGATCGTGTCGCGAGTTGCCCAGCGTGGATTGTCGGCCGCAAAGATCAGCTCGACACTGCCGCGCTCCCACAGTCCCACGGCCATGGCGGCGATGATCTCACCTCCGGATACAACCCCAAGGGAACGCGCCACGCGATTGAGCAGGTCGCCATCGGTTCCCGGAATGCGGGCCGCGATCCAGTGAGCAAGCCGATCGTCGGCGAGAAGGAAGCGATCGGGTCCAATGCGCTCCAGCATCATATGACGGAGCTGCTCGGCTCCCACACATACGAGATGTTCTCGATAGACGGCGAGAAGCCCTTGCACGTCACCTGGAGGCGAACCGAAGCCGCAAAGGCGATCCCGCTGACCATCTGCCATTGCGAGATCGCATAACGAGACGGCGACCAGCGGGTGACGTCCCAAGCGCTGACATCCCACAGCGGAAGACCTGATGCCGACGAAAGCGCAGGCGAGGCAGCCGAGCTTCCGACATTAAGATCGGTCACCAGCTCCAGCAGCACGTTCGCATCCGACAGGCCGATGATCGTCGGCCGCACCTGCCGGAAGAATTTACGGCGGACTCGTTCGCCGAAATAGTTGAAGGCAGGAATCATCTGGCCAGCGATGGCCGCTCCATCATCATCCGTGCCATATTCGGCCTGGTAGATCGTCCCGTTGTTGCCGCCGAAGTACAGCGAATCCTGGACCGTCTCGAACACATTGGCGTTCCAGCCAAGGTAGCGGCACCATGCCCCGGTGATGGTGTTCATGACGAACTGATAGGAGGTCGTGTTTTCCGCCGTGGGAACATTGATGAACAGCTTGTTCCCGGTCGGATAGAGCATCGCGCACCATCCGAACGTCGAAGGATTGCCGGCGATTGCCAGCCTCGCGGCACTGTCGATCTTGTTGCTGACCGCGTCTCGGTTCGTGGAGCGGTCGAGCATCAGCACCTTGGACAATGGCACGAATCCATCGACGGTAATCAGCACGACCTCAGAGCCGAACCGCGTCCAGAACCGCCCGCCGATGGGCCGGCCAATGCGGGCCACGCCTGCTTCTGCCCAAGTTGAGGCGTTGGCTGGGTCATAGCCCTCGAATATCGCAACTTCGCCTTCCGTGGAGACAAACACCGCGAACTGTTGCGTCTGCTGGGTGCTCGGCACGGTCCAGGTCAGCATTCCTGCGAGCGAGCCGCCCAGGCGGAACAGCGACGACAGATCGAGCAGCGTGGCAGCGCCGCCGATCGACTGAAGCGGGAGATACCAGACCTTGAAGCTGTTCTTCTGGACAAACCAGACCCGCTGCCCCCAAGCATTGATCGAAATCGCCAGGCTCGTGTCGAAACCGGTGACTGCCGGCGAAGCGGTCGCATCGCTCCACGCCGAGCCGTCATAGCGGCGCATCGCATCCGCCCCGTTGACCGCCAGCAGAAACTGGCCACCGGTCGTCCCGAAGTTGACGTATTGGAAGCGGCTATTGGTCAAGCCGGATACCACAGCAGCCCCGACGACGCCCTGGTTCGTCGTGTCGTAGATTTTGCCGCCCGCGACTCCGAACAGTTTATTCACCGTGCCGGATCGGTAAGGCAGCAGCGTCTCAACCGGCGTCGTTCCCGTGCCCAATCCGGTCGCCCATGACCGCATGCCCGAGCGCAGCGTGCAATCCGTGGTGCCGGGGACGAAGTTATCCAGCACCAGCGCATCGGTCGGCTTCATCTCAGCGATGGAATCGCGAGCGTTCAGGCCGCCAATGGGCGCGGGAATTGACGCATCCCTGACTACGGCGCCTCGATTGGCTCCCCTAAGCGACAGGCCCATTACGAAGCCGGGAAGTTGCCGTCCGGGATCTGCGGGAAGCCGATCCCTCCGAACGTGGCGGCGCGTTGGCCCATCTCCAGCGTGGCAGGGTCTTGAGCCTGGGCGATGTTTCGATCGACCGCGGCGACGTACTCGGCCTTCTCCTCGGCGTAGTTGAAGCCACGCGCCGAAAGCGTCCGCCACTTGAGGCCGAGCACCATCAGGTCATCGTCGATGATTGGAAGGTCAGTATCGGCCATGAACGAAGCCTGCGGCGTGCCGTCCGCCTTGGTGCACCAGTTCTTGCTGACATACTCGAACGCCAGCGTGTCCGCCGAAGTCGGCGTGGGATCGATCAGGATCGAGGTGCCGAGCATCCGATAGCGAAGGTAGAGCGTCGTCGTCACAATGCCGGATTTGATCGCCTGCCACGTCCGGTCTGACATTGGGCCGGCTAATGGCCAATGCGTTGATCGATCCCAGCCAGTGTCGGAGCGAAGATAAAGCAAGTCCGTTGGCAGGTTGTACTGAGCCTGCCCTGGAATGAGCGTCAGCAGCCACTCACCCCGCAAGGCGGGAAGCGGCTGCTCATTGCGCGCCAGTTCGTTGCCGATCCGATTGAGCAGCGCGAGTATCTGGACGCCATCGGGATTGTTGCCGCCCGCGACTTGGGACGGCGCGGTCAATCCTAGCTCACCATAAGCCTGCGCAGCGATTTGAATGACAGTGAGCACATCAGGCGCTCACTGCGGTGCGGCGGCGACCTTTGGGAGTTTGTTCCGCCTCTTCCTCTTCTTCTGGCCCGGCTTCCGCCTTGGGCTCATCCTTCTCAGCCAGCTTAACCAGAAGGCTGTTCACGATGTCCGTGAGCTTGCTGACTTCCTGACGAAGCTGCGTCTCAGTTCCATCGCCGGAGACGAACTTGCGAGCCCGTTCACGCAAGGCCAGCGCGCCCATGCCGAGGCCCTGAAGGTTGGCGTCCGACACATAAGCGAGTTGCTGCACCGTCTTGATACCGTTGAGGTCGAAGCGGCGCGCATCGGCGGGAGTTGCTCCCTCCCACTCATAGATCGACGTTCCGACTTCGCCGCTCTGGCCAGCCTCAAATGCGGCCCACTCGCGCGGGAAGCGTTCCGGATCGGAAGGGCGGTCTGGGTGAGAATCGAAGTTGACCGGCTGATGATAGACGGTCTTGGTGTTGCCCGGCGCCTGCAAGCGAAGGTGCGGCACCTCGGTAAAGTCGGTCCCGTCGAAGTTGGGAACCTTCTCGATCGTGAACTCGGCGATCAGCTCGCTGTCAGATCCGGTGGGCACCATCGTGCCGTTCTCGAGCTTCGTCTTGGAGAGCTTGTCGAAGTCCACGTTCCAGTCTGACATGTGAGGTTCCTTAGCTTGTTGAATGAAAAGCCGGGGCGCGAGGCCGAATGAGCTAAGGGGAGAACACTCGTTTTCCCCGCGCCCCGACTAGCCGATCAGGTGATCGGACCCTGAGCGGTCGGGGTGCTGAGCAGGATCAGCGACTGGTTGACCAGCGTGACCGCGCCCGCTCCCGAGCCGTAGGTGGCATTGTTCGCGGAGACCGCAACGGCTCCCAGAACAGCCTTGGAGGCAACGGCGGTCGAGCTGATGACGCCCGACGCCTGCCAATACTGACGGTCGCCAGCGGCCACGGTGCCATTCGTATTCGCCACCGCGATGCCCTCGACCTGGACCCAGCCCCACTGGCCTGACGTAGCTGCCGCCATCGCGACGGCAAGCGGCTTGGCCGAGTTGGCGGTGCCGGCCCACGCCTGAGCGGAGGCGTCATAGCGGGCTCCCGAGTTGACCGAGGTTGCCGAGAGTTCGACCGTGCCGCTGGCGGCAACGGTGCCGGTGAACTGGACGAACATGAACCATCCGCCACCGAGAGCCGCATCGACGCCGCGAAGCTGATAGCCAGGCGCCTCAAATCGGCCATAGGTGGGAGTGGACAGCGCAAGCGCTAGGCGGCCAGGGCCAACTGCATCGATCGCGTAAAGATCGATGAAGCCAAGCTCACTGTCTGCAACTGTGTAAGCCATTCTTCGATCTCCTTTAAGCGATCAGCACGCCCTGAAGGGACGCGTTGCTGAGTGTCATGTTTCCGGCCCAGCCGAGCAGCTTGACCACGGCGTCCTGATTCACCGACTGACGATCGTCCCCGATCGGAACGAAATTCCGATTCTTGTGAGGGCGATAGAAAATGTAGTTGGTGTTCAGGAAATACATCTTGTTCGAGGGCGCACCGCCGCCGATGCCACCGTCGAAGAACACGTCGGCGCCCATGTACTTGAGGTTCATGAAGCCGGCCGACGCTTCATCCTCGCCAGCAACCCGCTGGATCGCCTGAAGCGACTGCCAGTAGAAGTTATAGTAGTTGTTGTCGGCGACGATGAGGTCCGGCTTATCCGCTCCACGGACGCACTTCATGTAGAGCTGGTTCATGTACGGCGTGATGTTCGTGGCCGAGACGGCAACGCCACCATCCGTGGTGCCGGAGTATTTCTGGTTGCGGAAGAACGTGCCCGCAGTCGTCGAGCGGTCGATACCGCCAACAGTGCCCGTCGCCGGGTTCGAGGCGATAAGCAGCTGAAGGCCGCCGATCTGGCGCCCACCGTCCGCAGTGCCGTCGCTGTAACAGTCGATGGCAATGTTGTTGGTGAGGGTCTGAACGCCGTTGGTGATGCGCTCTTCGAGAAGGTCAAGAATGGCCTCCTCGCCAGTGTTCATCAGCGTTTCGAGGCCGCTGATCGAGATCGCGCAGGCCGCCTGGGCATAGTTGTACTCGGCACCGGTGAAGGTTTCCGACGGCGCGATGTTGAGCGTCTCGTAACCGCTGTAGCGCTTGAAGGTGCCATTTTCAGCGAACGCCATCTCCTGGACGATCGTGCGACCGCCAGAAACGGGCTTTACGCGCCCCTTCTTGCGCAGGCGCTGAAGGAGAGCGTTGTTCTTGGTGACGTTATCGGCGAGTTCGCCGGAACGATTGCGGAGCGTGGTCGTGACCAGTTCGGTCATCGTCGCGCTGGGATTCACAAGGGACATCGATTTAAATCCTCACTGGCGCGTCACGCCGAACCGAATCCGGCATTTCGCAGACCTTCACGAAGCTCATCGCGGAGAGTGAGGGGCGCTTGGCTTCCGGTGGGTCCGGGCGAACCAGCGACCGACACGCTCGCTTGACGAGCGGCGGCAGTTTTCTGTTGCTGGGTTCGCTGCGGTTGCGCCTGTGGGGCGACCGTGGAGCGTAAGGCAGGGTTTGCGGCCACTGCCATGGCGTAGGCGGTTCCTAGATCTGGGGCCGCTCCCGTTTCGAGCAGCTGGCCCATGACGGGCCGCACTGCGTCGAAGTGAGGGTGGGCCGGATCGGCTCGAAACGCCTCAATTTCCGCGAGCACATTACTTTCATCCGCGCTCGGCGGCAACGGGGCGAACTGCTCTCCTTCTGGACGTGCTAACCTTTGCCGTAGCTGAGCGACCTCGTTCTGAAGCTCAGTTATATGCCGATCGGGCAATTGAATGCCGGCCAGTTGAGCCGGATCAATCCCGTACTCAGCGAGCAGCCGGCGCGCGGTTCCGAACTTTACATTCGGGTCGTTGGAGCGGAGCGCATTGTGGTTGTTGAGCAGCAGCTGGAGGGCCTGCTGAGGCGTAGCGTTCTGCGCCTGGATTTCGGCAACGTGAGGTCGGAAGATGTCCGCCATCTCGCGCCCGAACAGCCGCTCGCTGTCATTGGCCCCTGCCAGCCTTGCGGTCTCCGCCTCACGGCGCGATATTGCCGCCTTCGCTTCAGGAGGAAGCTGTGACCAAACCTTCGCCTCGTCAGCCCGCCACGATTTCGGGGCTACGTCAGTATCCTGGCCAGACTGTTCAGGCGACGATTGAGCCTGTGGAGTGGACTGATCTTGCGGCTGCTTTGTTTCTTGGCTCTGGCTACCTTCGGGCGAAGATGAGCCTGCGTCAGCTTCAGAAGCTGTTCCCTCCTTCTTAACGAACCGCCCATGCGCATCACGCCCATCGCCACGGTCGGCTTCCGTATCGGCCGGTTCCGCATTGGCATCAGCCTCAGGAGCCTGCGCCCCTTCATCGTCTGGCGCGGCTGAAACGTCAGCCTCACGCTCGCTGATCTCTTTCAGGCCAGCGGCGAGGTCATCGCGCAGCGAGCGCTCTTCCTCGCTCTCAGCGGTCGCGCCAAGTGCCATGTGACCTCATCCTTTCAAGCTGGTTGCGCATTTCGGCGCGAATGGAATCCTTCGGGATCGTGATTTCGTGCGGCTTGCCCTTCTCGTTCCCGACCTCGATCAGCGCGTGGCGCTTCAGGTGCTCGCGGTGGGCGCGCTTCGATGAGATGTGGGAGCCGTCGACCGCGCTGACGTAGTCGTACTGGTCGCCCGGAAGGCGAAGCGGATTGATCTTCATGCTGGCGCTCTGTGGGCCAATGCCATCCTGAACCTGCTCACCGCATAAGGGGCAGGTCGCCATCCACGGCTCACCGTCGCGGATGTACCGATTGAAGAGGCACTTGCAGGAACAGGTAAAAGCGACGTCAGGCATCGTCGCTCCCCTGATTGGCCGCGCTGATCTGCGCCGCGTCGAGTGTGGCCCCGGCGCTGATTTCCGCGACCTCGATCTGCGTCTTTGCCTGAAGCAGCGCCTTGAACTGCTCCATCTGCGCCGCGAACATCGCCTTCTGCTGCTCAAGGTGCGCGTCGATTGCTGCCTGGTTCTGCTGCGCCTGCTGATCGAGATGGGCTTTCAGTGTTTCGAGCTGCGCGGTCTGCTGCAATTCGGCGGCGTGGCGCTGGGCTTCGGCTTGCTGTTGCGCAGCGTCTGACTGAGCATCCAACTGCATCTGCTGCTGCTTCGCTTGAGCATCGGCCTGCACCTTGGCCATGGCCGGATCAGGCTTCGGCGGCTGCGGCTGCTTGGACTGTTTGACCTTGCCGTCCACATATTCGTCGATGCACTCCATCAGGTCGCGGCCGACGCGGAATGAGCTGGCGCCGAATTTGAGCAGTTCGCCGAGCAGCGGAACAGAACTCGGATCGGCCGCCGCGATCTGTCCAGCCTCGTTGAGATAGCCGGTCACCGATTGAATGAACTGGGTACGCTGCTCCTGAACCTCCGCATCATCAGCTGCGACCAGGCTGTCGGTTTCAATGTCGATCGAGAAGCGGCGCCGCGGCTGATCGCGGAGCAGCGCAATCACCTCTTCCCACGTGGGCTTCGACAATGCTTCAGCCGCCTGATCCGGCGTCATCTCGGCCTGCTGAAGCATCTGCATCGACTGCTGCTGAAGCAGCTGGAGATGAGACTGAGCAGACTTGATGGCCTGCGCCATGTACGGATTGGGTTGAGGCGCCGGCTGGCCCTCTTGCGGCGGAGCGGGCTGCTGCATCTGCTGGATTTGCTGGATCAGCGCGGCGATCTGCTGAGCCATCGCCTTCATGTCGGCGGTCAGCAGCTTCACGCCGGTCATGGCGACCAGCGTTTCCTGCGCAAAGTGAACGGCAATGATGTTGCCCAGCAGATCGACCGTGTTCCGAACGAACCGCTCGACCTCCATCTGACGCTCTTGCAGGCGCTTGGTGGCGAAGTTCGATTTGATCTTCTGAGCGGTCGCTGTCTCTTCGGGCGACGTGTTGCCCCGGATGATATCGCTCATCCCAGAGACTTCGTAGAGGTCCGCTTTGACCCGATCGCGAGCTTGGTAGAGCGCGAGCAGCGTCTCAGCGATCTCCTTCATCGGAAGGAGTTCAACCGCAGCCGCAAGGCCGCCTTTCTCGCTCAGCCCCGCCCAGTTCTTGACCGGCACGAGCTTGTTATCGAGCCCGTCGTTGAGGATTTGCTCCAGTGCCGGAACCGACGCGTCATAGACGCCAGCGGCTTTGATTGCCTTGGTGAGGGCAGCGATCCGGCCGGTGAGATCGTCCAGTTCCTTCGCCTGATCCTGATACTCGGCATAGTCTGGGATCGGGATGAGCTGGTCAGTCGTCAGCGTGGCATAGGCGGGACGCGGGCAGGGGAAGAAGTGATCGAGCTTCAGTGGGTCTTCGCGGTCGTCAAGCAGATCGGTATGTGACTTCGACAACCAGACAGCCCGCTTCTCGGACTTGATCCACATTTCATAGATCGTTGCCTTCGAAGCATCATCGCCGGCCTTCTTGCCGTCAGCCTCAGGCTTCGTGTCGAGCGGAATGGCGTTTCCGATCTCCTCACCGAAACGCTTAACCAGGGCGGCGCGATCGAGAGCGACCTTGCGCCAGACGATATCGACCTCTTCCCACGTCCGGGCCATGTCGTGCCCGAAATCCTTCCAGTGGACGTAATCGGCCACGGCTGATTCGAACGCGACGATCTCGACGGTTTCGCCCAGCTCAGCTTCATCGCCCTCGCTGCCATCGACCTCCGGCTGATCGTCGGTGTTGTTCTCGGACACCTGCGCTTCAGCCGGCTTGAACTCGGGCACATAGCGAGCCCAGACCGTACCGCGACCAGGCAGCAGATAGTCGTCGCGGGCATTGCGCATCGACGATCCGAAGTGATCCTCCGCGATCGTGAACACGAGCGCACGCTCCAGCACTTGGGCCGCAACCCGCGCCGTCTCGTTCTCAGTATCGCCGCGCTGGCCGACGATGGGTTTGGGGGTCGAGGAATAAACGAACGGCTTCAGCGTTTCGACGTTCGACCACAGCACATTGTATTTGCGAACGCTGGAGTTGATCGTGCGCTCATCGCGGTAGCGCTTGACGATATCCTTGCCGCGCTGCTGCCACTTCTGGGTGCCATTTTCATAGGCGGCGATGACATCGAGCAGGGTCTTCAGTGTGTGGGTCATGCGAGTTTGGCCGCTTTGCGAAGGTCAGCAATGTGCTCCAGCCTGGCAGCGTCCAGCGCCTCGGCATTCCCCTTGTCGTGCTTGGACCGGAAGCCCTGCGCCCAGAGCTTCTCGAAGAGTTCCTGCGTCTCGCCAGTTGAGAGGGCGAATGCAGGCTCGATCAGCGCTCCCTCCTTGCCGGCCTCCATGGTGACCGGCAGGGCAACCGCTCGCTTCCCACCATGATCGTCCACCAGGAAGAACTTCACAGCGTCCTGATAGGTCTCAAGCTGGGGGTGGAGTTTGAGCGTAATCATATCCGCGCCTCTCCGGTGCGGGTCGTTGCCCACAGTTCATCCAGCGACATGTCATTGAGGAAGCGCGGCCGCGGCGGTGCTTTGGGCGCCGCATCTCCGTCTCGCATGGCAATGGCCGCGTACCGGAAAGCGTCAGCTCCGTGGCTCGCCCAGTTGTGCAGCGGAGCTGCCGAAAAGACGCGCTTATCTTCATCCCAGACGCGCTGGTATTGGCGGAGGCACTCAATGCCATCCTCGCACTTGGTTTCGTCGAACCAGCAAGCGCCCAGCACGAGGCGCGCGGCCTGGATGCCGTCCTGAAGCGACAACTGCGGAACGATTGTGCCACTAATGCCGAGTGCTAGGAGTTGCTCAACGACCGACTTGCTGCTGGCCAGCGTCTTGGCCCGAGCATCGTGCGGGAGCCAGTGCTCGCCGTATTTGTAGGGCTTGCTCTCCAGCACCTCAGCGAAGTGAGCAACGTCCTGACCGCTCGCCGCGTAATAGTCGATGAATCGCTTCTCGCCGCGAATGCGTTGGAAGAACCAAATGGCCGTATCATCCGAGCGGCCCAGATCCCATGCGGTCTCGACAGGGATAGCCGGATCATATTCGATTTCGCAGATGCGGCCCTGGTCGAGAGCCGTCCGCATCTCCTTGCCGAAATAAGTACCGAGGAGTGCCGCGTTCCAGTCAACCAGATATTCCTGGTTGAACAGCGCCTCCCCGGCTTCCTCGCCATGGTCAGCGATGTAGGCGAGCCGCTCTCGCTCCAAGTCCTCGCGGGATAGCGCGCCGGTCTGATACGCGGTAAGGCTCTGGGCGAACACGTCGCGCCCCGCGGCCATATCGGCCTCGGCCGCCTTGAAGGTTTTCCAAGCGTGGTTCTTACCGCGCGGAGTCGTGATGTAGAGCTGCCAGCCTTTGTTCTCCAGCAGGATCGGGCGCAGGTATGCCCGCACCGCCGGCTTAGCGAGCGCCCACTCCGATGCGGTGATGCCGGCGGGAGGCGAGCCCACCAGGCTGTTGAAATTGTCCGAGCCGACAACCTGCCAAGTGCTGCCACACTTGAACTTAATGAGCATCTCGTTTTCGCGGGTGGTGGCGCGAAGCTCCATCGGGAAAGCTTCGTCGATACGCCGAAGGCCCGTATGGGGGTTTACGGCGTCCCAGATCGCTTTGCGGGCTTGTGCCGCCTGGGGGAGCAAATGCCAGTAGGTCGCCGGGCGCTGATGAGCCGCACGAGCTGCCCAATGCAGGCAAATCTCATCCTTCCCGGCGCGGCGATGCCAGGTCAGCTCAGCGTGACGCCCGCCGTCTTGAAGGTAACGCCAGACAGGCAACTGGTACTCACGTGGCCGCCAGCCGTTGTGAGGCAGTTGGATCACGGCGGCCGACGCCATCAGAGATTCACGATCTGGACGGTGATGTTGCCCGAGGCGTTCACGTCGAGCGGGATCAC